AGTAAGCACTTATCTTTCTGACGATAGGTCAAGAGCGTCTATGGTGTATGTATGTGAATCAGGTTATAAAGTAGTATGTGTTAAAACTTACTTCGGTGAGGAGAAAGAACATTACTTTGGGAATCTTCAGCAAGCAGAGATGTTGGCTGAAGATTGGGTATTATGACTTATGGATATTAACAAAGTATTTGGACAGTTGGTGGAGGAAGCACCGGAAGAAGTCTATAAGCAACCATCCATTTCTCCATTTGAATTTATTAATTCTATTAATTATACTAAAGAAGATATAATTGTAGATGACTGGTCCGAAAGACAGTACAATTCGTATGTTATTAATCGCGGCTTATCGTTTGGCCCTGATACGATAATACAAGCGAACGAGATGAATTCTCGACCACATTTAGACAAGAAACTGCAGTATCAATTTCTTATAAATATAATTAGACCACGAAAACGTTATAATAAGTGGTTAAAGGCCGATAAGATTGACGCGATAGAAGTTATAAAGACCTATTATGGATATAGCACAGATAAGGCTCGCCAAGCACTTTCTATCCTCAGTCCTGAGCAAATTGATAAACTAAAACAAAAACTAAAAAAAGGTGGTTTATAATGTCTAATGAGTTTTTTAGGATAGATTATCCCGGATACATGCCTCTTGAAGTTACCTTGGTGCAGCCTGACGATTTTTTAAAAGTAAGAGAAACATTAACAAGAATTGGTGTAGCGTCTAGAAAAGACAAAATTCTTTATCAATCGTGTCATATTTTACATAAGCAAGGTCGTTACTACATAGTACACTTTAAAGAACTATTTGCACTAGACGGCAAGCAAGCCGATATTACGGATAACGACATTCAAAGAAGAAATACTATTGCTAAGTTGCTTTCTGATTGGGGTCTGATTAAAATACTAAATATTAAGGCGGTGGAAGATCAAGCACCACTTTCGCAAATTAAGGTCATTGCTTTTAAAGATAAGGATGAATGGGATTTGCAAGCTAAGTATAATATTGGAAAGAAACGTTCAGATTAATACTCGCTAGCCGCGGGTAACTTCCTGGATACGAAGTCAAACTATCCTCTTACGCCGTTAGGGTAAGATAATTTTTTAACTCGCTTAATAGGAGACACAATGATCTATATTGCAGATATGGCAATTGATGCTATTCAATCAGCTAAGACAACTTGGCTACAAACCTTTATTAAAGAAGATTCAGTTCGTAAATCAATGCAAGACTTTGTAGATGCTCAAACTAAGTTTACAAAACAAATTGCAAAATCTTACTTTGAAGTTTCTGGAGCTGCAGCAAAAGCGGTTGTAGATAAAGTTTTTACTAAGGAGGTAAAATAATGACCTACTTCCTACCTTCATTACCTAAAGACTTTGATAAATTTTTTGTAGGTTTTGATGATCAGTTCAATCGCATTGCTAAAATGCATGACGAGCTTACAAAAAACATTCCTAACTACCCTCCGTATAATATTCGTAAAGTAGAAGACAACAAGTATGTTATTGAACTTGCTGTTGCTGGTTTTTCGAAATCGGATATTGAAATTACGTTAGATGATAATAAGATGATTATCAAAGGCTCTTCTAAAGAAGATGCTGAGGATACTTTTCTTTTCAAAGGCATTGCAAACCGTGCTTTTACTCGTACCTTTGCTATCGATGATCAAATCGAAATTAAAGATGCAGCATTACTAAACGGTATGCTTAAAATCGCTCTAGAACGCATTATTCCTGAGCATAAAAAGCCTCGTAAAATTGATCTTAAGAGTGAAGAAGATATTGTCACTCAAACTTCAACAAAGCAACTTCTTACTGAAGAGAAGTAAATTGTGACTCCCCGATTTGTTACTATTGGGGTTGTATGTTTCGGGGACTGGCTTGTAAAGGCCAGTTCCTTTGATGATCAAATATTGATTTTTTGCTTTAATGAGCGTACAATAGAACATCATACAAAAATGTTTTACAGCGAAGAAAAAGCACATTCTTACATTGAAGGATTAGTTAATGATACAAGTGATAAAGTTAGTATCCGGTGAGGAACTAGTAGGTGATGTTACTACGGATGCAGAAGGTGTTCAAGTAGTAATTAAACAACCATGTTACTTGCAGATGATACCTGCACGTTCAGAGTCTACTCAATCTATGATGGCACTAGTACCATATGCTATGTACCTAGAGGACCATAGCGTTACGATAGAAAGTAAAAATGTATTATGGTGTGGTAAACCTGTTACAGAACTCTACAATCAGTATAATAGTGTGTTTGGTTCAGGTATTCAGCTTGCATCATTATAATGGCTAGTGAAGCTGGTAAGGGATCGAAACCAAGACCGTATTCCGTAACTAATGAACAGTTCGTTAGTAACTGGGATTTGATTTTTATGAAAAATAAACCTATAAAACTAGTAAATCCTCTTAATCAAGAGCAATGGATTTGTGACGACTTTAGTAACGTAAAGCTTGTCGAGGGTATTGAGTACGTTACTGTTTACAAGCCAGAGAGTCCTAGTAGAATGCACCTTATGCGTAAAGAAGCGTTACGTAAATTTAGTAACGGTTGATTTACTTTTATGATGACTATATAATGAAGTTATCTTAATAAGGAGGTGGTATGAAAAGGATTATCGTTACGGTGGTTTTAGCTGTGTGCTCTGTAAATGCTTTAGCTAGTGATTGGGTACTTCCCGCAATAGGTGGTATTATTGTTGGCTCTATGTTGAATAGACCTTCATATCCTAACTACGGTGGTGTGCCTCAAGTTTATGGTCCTGGTGGCTACGGTACTTTGCCTCCTCGTACTATTTACCATGCACCAAGCTTGTTTCAACAAACGTATAACTGTCTTGTACCGGTTCGTGATCCTTTAACTGGTATGGTTCGTAATGAAGTAATGACCTGCGTACAATAATATGCCTTTTTTGATATCCAAAGCAGCTGCAGCAATTACAACTGCAGCTGTAATTTCATCTACACCTCAACCCGAACAAAACGTTTTCGAACATAAGTGTTATTACGTTCCCGTCAGACATGTCTATATCTTCGACGTCTATGAAACCGTACAAGTAGAATGTTATAGTATTCCTGTGAGAGTAAGATGAAGAAGTTTCTTATACCCCTTATATTATGCGCCCCCGCTCATGCTCTAGAAGTATCATACGGTATGGGTGAACATACATTTAGTAATGATAAAGAAAAAAGGCAAGCGTGTGTTATAGCTGAGAATAGAGCTATAGAGAATTCTTTATTTAATTACGGTCAAAAACAGTTTGAGACTGTTCAAGAATCTTTTTGCGTAGATACTAAAGATCACGCGTACTGTAACTATGTTAAAGACGTAATTTTTACTTCGTCGGGTAAAGTTAGTTCAGTAGTAGACAGAGTAAAACGATCAGATAAAGATACCTGTTATGTAGAGGTAAAGACTGAGATAGAACCCTTCCGTCAGCTTAATGCTACGGTAAAATCTAAACGCTCTTATATAGCTGGTGATAAGTTCTCTGCAGAAGTTAAAGTAGGCGAACCTCTTTACATGTATATTTTCAACCTACATAAAAAAGGTGTTGATCTAATTTATCCTAACCAATATAATGTAGATTCATTAGTAGATGATAGGTTTGAATGGCCTAAAGATACTAGCATTATCGCTTCATTAGATAAGAAGGATAGCTCATCTAATGAAACGTTATTATTCTTATTTACTAAACGTAGGCAAGACATTGACTATAGAGATGTAAACAAGAATACTTTTACTGAGCTTATTAATTCTATCCCTGTACAGGAAAGAAAGATCGTACAGCACAACTTTATCATTAAACGGAGTGAAAGATGAAACGTATGTTTGCCTACATATTAGCCTGCTCTATGGGTTTGTTAACCTGGGGCTGCTCTTCTATACCAGGTATCGGGAACAAAGATAACAAGATGGTAGAAATTAATGCCTCTAAAACTAACGAAGTACCTGAATGGTTCCTTGCAAAAGAAACTGACAACAGTACTGAGCTTACAGTAACTGCTACAGATGTTTCTAAAGACATGCAATTTGCTATTGATAAAGCTACTTTAAACGCTAAGATCGAATTAGCTAATAAGCTGGGTGTAAAGGTAGACTCTATCTCACGGGAATCAGCTCTAGAATCAGGTTATGGGGTAAAAGATGTAGAGCGCGAGATTGATCGAGTTTCTAAAACATTTACGGAACAAAAGATCGGTTTTTATCGTAGAGAGAATCTAAAAGTTCTTCGTGAAGGTAACTACTATCGAGCGTACGTAATGTTAAAACTTTCGCTGGAAGAAGGTCGCCGTTTAACTTATAATACTGATGCTAAGCGAAAGACTCGTGAAGAGCGTCTAAAAGAATTAGATAAAGAATGAATGTTACATTTACCGCCGAAGTAATAGAAGCTGAAGACGGGTCTGGGGACGCTATTCTGCAGTTCCCAGAAGAGTTGGTTTCACATAACGACTGGCGTGAAGGTGATCGCATACATATGGAAGTAGTTGGTGAATCATTAGTAATGAAAAACTTAGATTGGATGGCCCGTGAAAATATATCTATCGAAACCGAGACACCATTGGATAAGCCCTTACACGATCCTTGAAAAGATTATATTCTGGCGGGAAATAGATTATGATGAGCCGCTTATTGTTAAGTGGTCGGAGCGTCTTGAACCTATCTCAAAAGCTGTTCAAAAGTTTCTTGACTTCATTCATCCAGAAGTAAAGTTAATAAAAATAGACCATTGGGATACATGGTCTATGGATCATACTTTATCTCTTTTGATTGTACCTATGCTTAAGCAGTTACATAAAGAAAAGCATGGTGCACCGTTCGTAGAGGATGTAGATGTTCCTGTAGAATTTAAATCTACTTCAGCTCCTCCTAAAGAGAATGATTGGGACACAGATGACAATCACTTTAAACGCTGGGATTGGGTGATGGAGGAAATGATTTGGACTTTTGAGCAGTTATGTGATTGGGATAACGATAAGGCATTTTTTGATTACGGTACTAAGGTAGAAAATGAGTCATTTGAAAATTCTATTAAGCGTATTAAAGTAGATCATGAAGGGTTAAACGCCCATAATAATCGCATTAAAAACGGGTTACGTTTATTTGGTAAATACTATAGAGGGCTATGGGACTAATGAAAAGAATCGAAATCTCCACCTACCTCACCGAGGTACTAGATAGTGATGAAAAATATATTGTTCGAGAGTACCGGGATGATGGTACCGTTTCAAGAACAAGAGTTGTTCAATCTCAAGAAGCAGCAGAGAATGTGAAGTTGGAATGGCAAAAGCAATAGTAATAACACCCACTACAGGCGCACCTGAACTATCCGACGCAATATTATCGGTGCAAAATCAAACCATAGAAGTAGATCACCTTTTAGTATGCGACGGGGATCAGTTCAGGAGAAACGTAGATGAAGTACTTACAGAAACAAATTCAAAAGGTGTATCAGTACCTAAAGTATGTTACCTTCCATTTAACACTGGTGGTGGGGGGTTTTACGGCCATCGAATTATGGCTGCCTTTAGTCATCTTATTAATCATGATTATGTTTGTTTCCTAGATCAGGATAACTGGTATGATAAAACTCATGTAGAGTCTTTAATAGATGTTATTGAGTCTAATGGGTATGATTGGTCTTATTCGTTAAGACAAATTTATAATAAAGATAAAGAATACTTAACAGAGGATAACTGTGAATCTTTAGGTCGCTGGCCAGTCTGGGTTAATGAAAAAGCTCACCTTATCGATTCTAGTTCTTATTGTTTTAAGACTTCGTTTATACGTAAATACGGTCATGTGTGGGATCACGGGTGGGGTGCTGATAGAAGATTCTATACTGTCATAAAAGACCATCTAAAGCATGACAAGTACGGTACTAATGGTAAGCATACCTTATGCTACCGTTTAGGTGGTAATCCAGGTTCAGTTAATGAAGAGTTTTTTATTGAGGGGAATAAAAAAACACACCAGCTTTATAACGGTGTGTTTCCTTGGTATAAATAACAGTCGCGGGGTAGCTCAGAGGTAGAGCGCTGGACTCATAATCCAGAAGTCGTAGGTTCGATTCCTTCCCCCGCAACCAGTTAAACAGATTTATTACAGATAGCTTTGTAAACTTCGTTACGAGCAGTACCTTCTTTATTTAAATCTGATACCCACTCACCCATTTCGTAGTATTGAGTATATTGGACCGTATTATCTTCAGCTGAGTATAGACTGCCTAATAAGTATAATCTTTTATTATCACAATCCATAGCGCCGTAGGTAAAAACTCTTTTCACTGGTTTTTCCATGTAGCTATAGGTTTCAAAGGTATTATATGTAGTATGAGATTGAATCATTAAATATCCGTTACTCTCTTCAATCTCACCCTTAGCTAGATAAACGGTATAGTTAGCTTCTTTTGCTACAAAATACCATTCGTTTTCAATAAAAGAAACAACTTGTTGATCCCCGTTAGGTACGATTTGAAGTCTAAGCGGCTCCGCCCAGGAGGGAATAGACATTAAAAGCATGATAATAAAAAGTATGATTTTCATTTTTAATCCTTGAGTTGTCTTACTATTTAGGCTCACAGTCAATCCATATTAAATTATTATACCAGTTGTATACTGCATTACCTTTTGGTACTAGACAAACTCCAAGTTCCGGGTATACTTCGATTCTTACTTGTACTACTGCCCAAACTAACCATACCATATAAGATATTACTATTATTGTTATTCCGTATTTCCAAGCTTCGCATTTTATTTTATCTATTCTTTTTCTTTTTTTATCTGCCGCAATCTTATCAAGTTTTCGTTTCTTAGCCCATGCAACCGCTTGTTCCTTCTTCATCTTTTCCATCATGGCGAACACACGAGTGTATAGGTCTCCTAGTTCAGAAGGACAGTTGTATACCATGAGTTCACGTAATTCAGCTTCCATAGCTGCCAGTCGGGTCTGCATAAGTACTCGTTGTAGAGCTCTTTTACCTAGACTAGTTTCACCAATATATACTTCTTTAGAGTGCTTTTCTTCTTCCTCAAATATAGCACTACACGTAGCATAATTTTCAAAATATTGCCCTAACGATTCACCTATTTCAGAATAAATGTCAGTTGGTTGTTTCTTACTTAATTCGAGTACGCGATTTTTTTCTTGTATATACTGGTTTTTTTCAGCAACTGACGGTGGCTTATCTTTATGTCTTAGGTTAAACTGTTCTTCTAAATCTTTGAGTACGCCTTTTACGTCACCGGCAGCACCTGCCATTTCCTTATATAATTCACACCCTTTTTTTACTGCCTGCACCGCTCCCTGCGCCAGTGCAAATAGCGTAATTGGATCCATTTACCTTTTCTATAGATTTAAATCTAAAAATACGTTAAAATACAACAATGTTTTACTATACCAACGTTCACGCTTATAATAATAACATCCTCTTCCGTGGAAGAAAGGATGGTAAGCGTATAAACCAAAAAATACCTTTTCAGCCTGTTCTATACGCACGTACAAATAAACAGACTGAATTTAAATCCTTAACCGGTGAGAACCTAGAGAAAATTAAATTCTCTACAATCACCGAAGCTAGAGATTATGTAAAAAAATATAAGGATGTAAGTAATTTTCCGATTTACGGAAATTTAAACTACGGATATCAGTTCATTAGTAAACTGTTTCCCGAAGACATAAGATTCGATATCACGCAAATGAAAATCGTGACTATCGATATTGAAACGTCCACTGAATACGGTTTCCCGGATCCAAGACACGCTCAAGAAGAAGTCTTGCTTATTACCATGCAGGATTACAATACCAAGAGAATAGTCTCTTTCGGATGTGGTCCTTACTTAAGCAAGAAAGACAACGCAGAATATATTCAATGCACCGATGAATTCGACCTATTAAGGAAATTCATCAACGAACTTAAGACTGATTATCCCGATATTATAACTGGTTGGAATTGTCAGCTGTTCGACATAGCATATTTATCTACTCGAATCTCCAGAGTTTTAGGGGATAGAGCGCTAGAAGAGTGTTCTCCTTGGGGTAAAATCAGTAGCCGAGAAGTGCCTTTTGCGCGCGGTAGAACGCAGCTAGCGTATGATTGGATAGGGATCTCTATCCTTGATTACATGGATCTTTACAAGAAGTTCTCGTATAAAGTGGTAGAGAACTATAAATTGGATACGGTAGCTAAAGAAGAGCTGAATAAAGAAAAGCTCAAACATAAGTATACATCTTTTAAAGAGTTCTATACTAATGATTGGGAACTATTTGTAGATTATAATATTGTTGACGTTGAACTAGTCGATGAGTTAGAAGATAAGATGCAGCTTATTAATCTTATCTTAACTATGGCGTACGATGCTAAGTGTAATTTTACAGACATTTACTCTTCCGTTCGCACATGGGATTGTATTCTTTGGAATAAACTGATTAAAGAAAATATTATACCTTTCAATCCACCTCCAGTTGATCCAGCTATGGATAGACAGATTATGGGTGCGTTTGTAAAGGAACCAGAACCAGGTAAGTATGATTGGGTAGTATCGTTCGATGCTACCTCACTATACCCGTCTATTATTATGACCTGGAATATGTCTCCAGAAACTTTAATCGATGGTCAAAAGTATCTAGCGGATGACGAAAAGTCTATTGAACGTTTACTTCAACGTGATGTTAATACAAAAAATATACATGATGAAGATGTAACTATGACCGCAAACGGTCAGTGCTTTAGAAAAGACTTTAAAGGTATTTTTCCTCAGTTGATTGAATTTTATTTCGGTGAAAGACAAAAAGCTAAAAAGTTAATGCTTAAAGCACAGTCGTTGTATGAAGAGACTAAAGATAAAAAGTATCTAAAGGAAATTTCGAGTTTAAACTCAAAGCAAATGGCAGCGAAGATTCTTATGAACTCTCTGTACGGCGCAATGGGTAATATATACTTTAGGTACTATGACATTCGCGTGGCGGAAGGTATTACCATGACCGGCCAGTTGATCATTCGATCAGTGGCTAAACGTATGAACGATTTTATTAATAAGGAGTGTAAGACAAATGATGTCAACTATTCTTTTTATTCTGATACTGACTCTACTTATATTACCCTTGGTAGGTTTGCGCAGGATAGATATGCAAATCAATCAAAATCCGAAATTGTGGGACAAATTGACGACTATTGTAAACAGTTCATCGAACCTGTCATCGATGACGCCTGTAACGACCTCTCAAAGTACCTCAACACCTACCAGAAGAAAATTAACTTCAAGCGAGAGGTAATTGCTGATCGGGGTATCTGGATTGCTAAGAAAAGGTATGCATTAAACGTTTATAATGCAGAAGGGGTGTCATATGATCCTCCTAAGCTAAAAGTTTTAGGTATGGAGATCGTTCGATCATCTACACCTGCACCGGTACGTAAGGCATTAAAAGAGGCTGTACATATTACACTTACTCAAGATGAAGAAGCAATTAAGACATATGTGGCTAATCTTGAAAAAGAATGGAATAAATTAGAGCCGGAAGATATAGCGTTTCCTAGAGGTATTAACGGAGTTAAAGAATATACCGATGCTAATTCTATCTTTAGAAAAGGTACCCCTATTCATGTTAGAGGGGCATTGATTTATAACCATCTTCTAACCTCTAAAAATTTAGAGAAAAAGTATCAAAAGATTCAAGAGGGTGATAAAATTAAATTTTTATATTTACGCGAACCTAATCCTCTTGGTACTCATGTAATTACTTTTCTTGAGGGCTTACCTCCTGAATTTAGATTGCGTGAATATGTTGATTATGAGACTATGTTTGAAAAGTCGTTTTTAGATCCACTTAACTCTTTACTGAGTTGTATAGGGTGGCAGTTAAAAGAACAAGCATCATTAGAAGGATTATTCGGATGAAAAAATTATTAATTTTATTAGCACTATTACCTTTAGTTACCATTACACACGCAAAAGAGAAGGCAGGTGTAATGTATGAAGTAACTATTACCAGAGTTAAAGATGGAGATACAGTAGCTTTTAAAGCCGACTGGTTACCTGACCCGTTACCTAAAGAATTAGCTGTTAGAGTCTATGGAGTTGATAC